AGTTTTGTTCACAAGGCCCCCGCGCAACTCTGAACATTTAATCGCTTTACAACCGAAACTATCCTGCCCACTCAAACATTCACAATGTCATCCAAGCTCAACCTCTCCGACCGTGCTAAGAAAGTCTCCGCTCTCAAAACAGAGACTACATTCAAAGCTATCGATCTCCCTGGCCCCACTGCCAACTTCACCACTGCCTTCAAGAAAGGCTCTGCACCCAAGACTGGCCTCGCCAATGAGCATTACGTCTATGTCCTTCCCGACTTTTCGAACATTCTAATGTTTATCATCTATCACGCTATCCAATTTGGCCCATCCCTCGAAATCAAGAACCACCCCAAAGTCTCGATTCCCGTTTTCGTTTCCTATTGCCTCACTCTTGTCTACGCCCACTTCCTTGTCTCCGATGCTTACATCAATCCTGGACAACCCCACTTCGCTATGACCATCAAGAACGATTCTGCTTACTCCGAATATCTCGACTTCCTCCTTACCCTTCCGGTCCCTGAATTCCTCACTCCCCTTTTCGCCAAATTCACGTCGACAACCACATCACGCCGCACAAACACCTGGTTCCTCGCATCCGCTGAAGGTTTCATGCACTTTACTCACTTTGGACGATTCTTTCCTATCAATCTGTTCCTCAACATGCACGACCTCGCCGCACGCACTGAATCTCGCGCCAACCCCGCTGAAGTCTTTTACGACCTCAATATGACCGAGATCTTCCACATCACCAAGTACCGCGACCCCTCCGTCACTACCGACACCGCCGTCACCTACCGATACCACAATTTCTTCGCTTCTCTCTACCCTACGACCGCGACCACGAAGACTCGCCGCTCTATGAACTTCTTCTACGAGTCACGCATCAACCAAGTCCTCGAAGGTCTCTTCAACCCGGTCCTCCTCCGCGCACAACAGCAACGTCAAGCGTTCTCCCGCATCTCAATCGAAGCTCCAACTTTCGAAACTGCCAACTACAACCCTTACTTTGCCCTCCTCGCCATCACCAAAGAGAACATCCCCGAACTAATGACTGTCATGCAATCCGTCGCTGATACTATTAATGGATCCATCCCCATTAAGTCCCAGCTCAACAAAATGTACGACAATTATTCTGGTGTCTCCATCCTCGACCACGGTTACGCTGGATTTCCTACTCCCACCTGGGACGCAGACTCCAACCTCCCGGACAATGACACTACGCTCGACAAATTCGTGTACAACAATGCCGTCCTTAAGTTTGAAGGTATTCCCCTTTCAAACTACGCTGCTGCCATCAAATTCAAAGGTGCCATCTCTTCACAATCATGGACCCTTTCAAACAACATCATCGCACGCATTGATAGATCCGAAGCTGTCCCTAACGTCACAGATCCTGCCCCCGATACCGTTATCGTAACTACTACTATCACGCCCGGCTCCGCATACCTGTCCCTCCTCGCCCTCGCCACCGTTACCGACCGCCACGACGTCGCTTCATCATCCACGTTCTATTTGCCAAATACGGCTTCTGGACCAACCGATGAAAACGACCACCAACACATGACTACAGGCAATCACGTCCTCCGCAGCTACTCTGCTGAACTTGACAACTATCCCACAGTCAAAGTTCTCCAATTTGCTGAAACTGACGACGAAACTGCGTACCAAGCCACACTCTTTGGTACCGTCATCTATTCCGATGAGCTAGTCGGCTCAATCGTCAACCATCCGCACCCAACATCTCGTGTCGAAGAAGACAACTCTCTCTTCCTCACCTCGTGCATCCAATTCCGAACCACTCACCTGGCTACGAATTTCAAGACGAACAATCCGATTGCGTCTATCATCATGAAGACGCCCGCTCCTACCAATGACGCCCAGTTCGCCCTCTCCCTCTACAGGTCGCCTAATGTCACCATTCCCCGCATCACCACGCACACCGCACACTCTGGATACCACCGCGACACATATGGACTCCACAGAATGACAACCAACATCTCTGTCCCTGAGTTCTCGCAATCCATCCTAAGTTACACTGTCCGTGACCGCCCCTCCCGCCGCCACCAAGCCCCAATTCATGAACCCCCTTCTACCCCATACTACCGCCTTCTTCTCTGGTCACCCTACGTATTCGTGACCCCGAACTACAACCGCGATTGGGAACAAGATGAATTTGGACAAGCGCTACTCGACCACCATTACGTCACCAATCTTCGTACGATTTTTGGACTTGACGCCACTATGATCGAAGTTCGCTCTGGCTCCGCCGCCATGCCCGTCGCCTGAATTTGAAGTTAGTTCACATATTTTTCCTCTTTTTTGTGATCCCTTCTGCTTTTATTCTCGACAACTTGCTCTACTTGCAATTTTATTTCTTTTGATTTTTGCTGAAACTCCCCGCTCAATCATATTTGTTTTATTTAAACAAAAAAAAAAAAAAAAAAAAAAAAAAAAAAAAAAAAAAAAAAAAAAAAAAAATAAAAAATTAAAAAAAAAAAAAAAAAAGAAACT